TGGTCATGTTAGTGAAGATGGATTAGATCTAGTACAAGAGCGAGCAAAGCTGGCTAGAGAAAATAGAGAAACCGCATCGCTTAAAAATGCAGAAATGCGCGTAGCCTTAGTCCGCGCAAGTGAAATGCGAAGAGCTATATTTTCTGCTGCAAGATCAGTGCGTAATTCTTTCCAGACAATACCAGATCGTATATCAATGCCAGTTGCTGGCATGACAGATCATCATGATATTCACACATTGATTGATCAAGAAGTAACACAAGTGTTAGAAGATTTAGATAACGACTGGGCAAAACTTTTGCCAGAGGAAATAGATGAGCGAGATACCATTAACTGAAATACCAGCAACTGAAATTGATGGTGAGCGATTAGCCATTGCAGCAATACTTGCTGGACTCAAGCCAGATCCAGTTGAAGATATGTCAGATTGGGCAGATGAGTATCGCGTTTTAAATCAGACTTATGCAGCTGAAGCGGGTAAATGGCGAACCAGTCGAACGCCATATCTTAAAGAAATTATGGATGCGTTTTCACCATCTAGCCGTACTGAATTTGTGACTATTATGAAAGGGGCGCAGCTTGGCTTTACTGAAGCGCTGACCAACATGATTGGTTATGTAATTCACCGCGCACCAGCGCCAGCAATGATGGTGCAGCCAACACAAAATCTTGCAAAGCGATATTCAAAACAAAGACTTGCAACCATGATTTCTGATATGCCAGTGCTAAAAGGTTTGGTTGCAGATCCTAAAGCGCGCGACTCTGGAAACACCACAACAGCAAAAGCATTCGATGGCGGCGTGTTATTTATTGCGGGTGCAAATTCTGCTGCGGATCTGCGCTCCGTTCCAGTGCGTTACTTGCTGCTAGATGAAGTCGATGCTTATCCTTATGATGTTGATGGAGAGGGTGATCCGATTGAACTGGCGGTTAATCGTACAAAGACTTTTGCGCGCCGTAAGGTATTGATTGGATCTACGCCAACAGTTAAAGATGTTTCCAGAGTTGAACGAGAATATTTAAAAGCAGATCAACGAAAATACTATGTACCTTGTCCGCACTGCGAAGTTATGGATGAGCTAACTTGGCCAAATGTGAAGTGGGATAAAAGTGAAGGCGGTCAGCATTTACCCGAAACCGCTTATTATGCTTGCCCGCATTGCGCTGGAATTATAGATGAAAGTTCAAAAACTGAGATGTTAGCTGCTGGTAAATGGGTAGCAACAAAACCCGAAAATAATGTTAGAGATATGCGCCGTTCCTATCATATTAATTCGCTTTATAGTCCGTGGGAAACATGGGCATCAATGGCGCAAAAATTTATTGATGCACAGGCTGATCCGCATTTACTTAAAACCTTTATTAACACTTCACTTGGAGAGTGTTTTGATGAAGCACAAAATAGACATGATATGCACGATCTGCAAAAAACCGCAGAAGATTATTCTCTTAGAACAATTCCTCGTGGTGGTCTGTTAGCAACTTGCGGCGTTGACGTGCAAGATAATCGCTTAGAGGCAGTAATTTGGGCATATGGAAAAACTGAAGAAAGCTGGGTAATTGACTATCAAGTATTTTTTGGTGATCCAGCTAGTGATGATCTTTGGAAAGAGCTAGATGAATATTTAGAAAAAGAATTAGAGCATGCCAGTGGATCAGCAGTTAAAATTAGTGCAGTTGCCATTGATACTGGCGGACACCACACACAAAAAGTTTATGATTTTTGTCGCATGCGTAGGCATCGTCATGTGGTTGCTATCAAAGGTCAGTCCACACGCAATAGACCAGTCATAGGTCGGCCAACCCAGCAAGATATATCCATGCGCGGTAAAACGATTAAGGGTGGCGTGCAATTATGGCCTGTAGGAACAGATACCGCGAAGTCAGTCATTTATGGGCGCTTTGGTATTGAGAGTGGTGAGCCAGCTTCCATACATTTTTCTAAAGATCTGCCAGAAGAGTTTTATGCTCAGATCACTGCTGAAAAATTAATTACGCGCTACCATAAAGGTTTTCCAGTAAATGAGTGGGTAAAACCATCTCATAGGCGAAATGAAGTGCTGGATTGCACTGTTTATGCGTTAGCAGCTGCTTATCACTTAGGCATGAATAAATTTAGTGAGCGAGATTGGCAAAGATTAGAAGATATTGTGCAGCCATTAACAGCTGATTTGTTTGATAAAACGCCTCAAATTGAGCAAAAAACAGAGCAAAAAGACGATAAAACCGATCAAAAACCAGCGAAAACCAGACAAAAAGAGCATACAGTCATCAAAAAACCGCCCGTAAAGCAGCGCCGCAGAAGGAAATCAACAGGGTTTGTTGCAAACTATTAAAAAATAATTTTTAAAAGCTGTTGACAGACTAATTTTTGGTTAATAGAGTATTAACCATCATTCTCTGGGATTTTTAATGGCTAATCTTTTTGACTCTTCTAACTATCCAGAAACTGAGCCAGCGCAGATTACAGCTGGTGATCGCATCACTTGGAAGCGCACAGATTTAGGTACAGATTATGCTCCAGCTTCTTATTCTCTTAAATACGCAGCACGTTTAGAAAAAAGCGGCGCTACTGAAATTGAGATTACAGCTAGTGAATCTGGAAGTGATTATATTGTTGAAGTAGGTCAATCCACAAGCGCTAGTTTTAAAGCGGGTGTTTATCATTGGCAAGCCTACATTACTAGAACCAGTGATGCAGAACGCGTTACAGTTGATAGTGGCACTTGGAAAGTTTTAGCGAATCGCGACACCACAGCCAGTGATCCAAGAACGCACATCAAAATTGTTCTTGATAATATCGAAGCTGTGATTGAAGGGCGCTCATCGCGTGATCAAGAAAATTACTCAATACAAGGTCGTTCACTTTCTCGAACGCCGATACCAGATTTACTTATATTGCGTGACCGCTACAAAGCAATGTATGTGCAAGAGCAAAGAGCAGAACGCCTTAAAAATAATTTAGGTCATAGCGGCATTATAAAGGTGAGAGCATGAACTTAAACCCATTTAAAAAAACCAAAACCGAGATTAAAAAAGCACCAATGCGCCGACAATATGCGGGTGCAAAAATTGATCGTTTGACATCAAGTTGGACAACAACGCAGCAAAGTATAAATAAAGATCTAAGAACAGGCGGCAAAGTATTAAGAGCAAGAGCGCGAGATCTCACTTTAAATAATGATTATGCGCGTAAGTATATGCAGATGGTGGTATCTAATGTTGTAGGTTCTCATGGCATAAGATTGCAAGTTAAATCTAAAACTGTAAAAGGCAAGCTCAATACAAAAGCCAATAGACAAACCGAGCAAGGCTGGAGGGAATGGAGTAATGCTAGAAACTGTGCATGGGATTCTCGCTTATCTTTTGTAGAGATGCAAAGACTTTTTATTGAAACGGCTGCTAGAGATGGTGAAGTTTTAGTCAGAATTATTAAAGACGATACTAAATTTGGTTTTAAGCTGCAATTTTTAGATACCAATCGACTTGATGAAAATCTAAACAAAGATCTGGGTGATGGCAATGTTATCAAAATGGGCATTGAGTTTGATATAACAGGAAGGCCAGTGGCTTATCATATATCCACTAATCTAGAGCCAGAAATTTATCAGCCACACCGCCATATTGAGCGTGTGCCAGCTGACAACATTATTCATGCTTTTATTGGTGAGCGCCCAGAGCAAATTCGCGGCGCAACTTGGATGGCGAGCGCAATGTCCAGAATGCAAATGTTAGGCGCGTATGAAGAGGCAGAATTAGTAGCTGCTAGAGTTGGTGCTTGCAAAATGGGTTTTTACACGTCAGAGGCGGGTGACTCGTTTGTCGGTGAAGAAGATGCTTATGGTAATTTAGTGACTGAAGCTGAAGCGGGCATATTTGAGCAGCTTCCAGCGGGTACATCATTTCAAGCGTTTGATCCTACGCATCCAACCAGTGCCTTTAAGGATTTCAACAAAGCAATTTTACGCGGCATATCAAGTGGCCTCGGCGTGGCCTACAACAGCCTTTCCAGCGATTTAGAAGGCGTTAGTTATTCTTCTATTCGGTCTGGAACAATCGAAGAACGTGATCAATGGCGCGTAAAACAAGATTGGATGATTGCACATTTTATGCAGCCGATTTATGAGCAGTGGCTCTCAATGCAATTATTAACCAACTCAATTGGCCAAGATATGACCATGCTGGATTCCTTAATGGAAGTGCGCTGGCAAGCTAAGAGCTGGAACTGGGTTGATCCATTAAAAGACATACAGGCAAATATTGCCGCAATCAATGCGGGTATTAAAACCTCGAGTGAAGTAATAGCAGAGCAAGGTGGTGACATCGAAGATGTTTACGACCAGATCAAATATGAACAAGATCTAGCCAAAGAAAAAGGCATTGTTCTAACAGAAGTAAATGCAGAAGGAGTAAATAATGAAGCAGATACGAACGGGTGATTTAACCCGAAGTTTTAATTTTAATCGTGAAGCGATTGATGAAGAGGCAAGAACGGTTAGCCTAAGTATGTCAAGCGATATGCCAGTTGAAAGATGGTTTGGGATGGAAGTGCTTTCGCACGATCCTAGCCACGTTGACTTGGGGCGTTTGAATGAAGGTGCGCCGCTTCTCATGGATCACAATACAAGCGATCAAATAGGCAGAGTTGAAACTGCAATGGTTGATGGTAAACGCGGCCAAGCAGTCGTGCGCTTTTCAAAGAGCGCCAGAGGCACTGAAATTTTTAATGATGTACTTGATGGAATACGTCAAAACATTTCAATTGGTTATCGTATCAATGAAATGGAAATTGACCAAAGCCGTTCTGAAGGCGATGTTGAAACGTATGTAGCAACATCATGGCAGCCATATGAGGTGAGTGTTGTGAGTGTGCCAGCAGACAACTCAATTGGTATTAGCCGAGCAGCAGAAGGTGAAAATATTACATTAATTACTAATATTCGTGGAGAAAACGAAATGTCAGAAGAAGTAAAAACTGATCCAGTTGTGGCAGCTCCAGTTATTGACGAGGGAGCAATCGCTCGTAAAGCTGTAGAAACACACATTAAAAGATCAAATGAAATCGATGCTGTTGTTGAACAACACCCATCGCTAAAAGAACTTGGTAAAGAGTTCAAAAACAACGACAGAAGCATCAATGAGTTTAGAGAAGTTGCTCTTAAATCTATTGATAAAACTGCACCAGCTAAAGCTGCTATTCAAGACACTTCAATTGGCATGAGTCCAAAAGAAGCCAAGCAGTTTTCAGTGGTTAGAGCAATCAACGCTTTGCAAACAGGCGATTGGTCTAAAGCGGGTTTCGAAAAAGAAGCCTCAATTGCACAGGGCGATAAGCTCGGTAAAGATGCGAGAGGTTTTTTCATGCCGAATGAAGTTCAGCGTGATTTAACTGTCGGCACAGCAACTGCTGGTGGCCATACAGTACAAACTGATCTATTATCTGGTTCATTTATCGACATGCTTCGTAACAAAATGACTGTTATGGATCTAGGCGCTACAATGCTAACTGATCTTAATGGCAATGTTGCAGTTCCAAGACAAACTGGCGGAAGCACAGCTTACTGGGTTGCAGAGTCTGGAGCGGTTACTGAAAGTGCTGCTGCATTTGATCAAGTGACAATGACACCAAAGACAGTCGGTGCATTCTCTGACTTATCAAGAAAATTATTACTGCAAAGCTCAATTGATATTGAGTCTTTTGTTCGTAATGATCTAGCAACAACTTTGGCTATTGAAATTGACCGCGCAGCCATTCACGGCAGCGGATCAAGCAACCAGCCAACAGGTATCTTAGCGACATCTGGAATCGGATCAGTTGCGGGTGGTACTAACGGTGCTGCGCCAACTTATGCGCATATCGTAGGCCTAGAAACGCAAGTGGCTCAAGACAATGCTGATGAAGGCGCACTTAACTTCTTAACGAACTCTAAAGTTCGCGGCAAGTTATTGCAAACTGAAAAAGCATCATCAACAGCGCAATTCGTGTGGAGTGATAATAACTCAATGCGTGGTTACAATGCAGCTGTTTCCAATCAAGTATCTAGCACGCTTACTAAAGGTAATCAGTCACTATCAAGTGCGATTATTTTTGGTAACTTCAATGATCTACTGATTGGAATGTGGGGTGGTCTAGATATTGCTCTTGACAATTCAACTGGAAGCGCAAGCGGAACAGTAAGAGTAGTTGCGTTGCAAGATGTAGATATTGCAGTAAGACACGCACAGTCGTTCGCGGCAATGTTAGACGCATTAACTGCTTAATGAATTAGGCGTTAATACTTTGGCGTGAGAGTTAGTTCTCCTTCTCTTGCGCCAATTTTAAAAGGAGCAATACATGAAAGTTAAATTAAATACTTCAGTTGGCATTAAAGGTGAAAGCCATGCTAAAGGTGACACTGTTGAAGTGTCAAAAGATGTTGGAATGGCTTTAGTGCTGAGTAACAAAGGCACAGAAGTTAAAGCAAAAGCAGCAGCTAAAAAATAATGTTTGTTGAAGATTTTAACGAGTTTTTTATCAGCGATGAGATGGCCGATAACGCGACTATCGGTACGGCCACCGTTGCTGGTATTTTTGAATCTCAGTTTGTAGAAGTAAGCGGCATTGAAGGCGTAAGGCCTGTGTTTACTTGTGCAGCTGCTGACGTTAAAGATTTAGCACATGAAAAGACTATTAAGATTCTTGATAAAACCTACAAAGTTGCTGGAAGGCAGCCCGATGGTACAGGTCTAATGAGTCTAATTTTAGAGAGGCAATAATGGCTCATGCGAGAAAACAAATTAGAGATCAGTTAAAAACAACCTTAACAGGTTTGACAACAACTGGATCAAACGTGTTTAACTCGCGTGTTTATGATCATGATGCGCTGCCTTGTATATCGATTTATACGCTCAGTGAAGAGCTAGGTGATGAGAGTCATAACAAACAATTTAGGATGCTAAACGTCATGGTAGAGGTTAGAGCCAAAGCCGCTGACAATTTAGAAGATGATTTAGACAAAATTGGCGCTGAGATTGAAGATGCCATATTTGCAAGTGGTGATACAACGCTCAGTAACACCTGTAAAGATTTTGATTATGATGGCTTAGATATTGAGCTGTCTGGTGAGGCCGAGCAGCCTTTTGGATTAATGACGATGCGCTTTTTAGCGATGTATCGCGTTAATAAAACAGATGTAGAAACTATTATCGCATAAGGAGGTTATATGCCAACAATGTATAAAAAAGGATCTGAGGCAATTGTGGTGCATCCATCACAAGTGCATAACGCAGAAGCAAGAGGGTGGTCGCTTAAAGAAAAAGCCACAAAAACTAAAACTAAACCTAAAGAAGAGGAGCAAGAATAATGGCAACACATAACGGCAGCGAAGGATTGGTGCATGTTGGAACTGATGCAGTTGGCGAGTTAAAAAGCTGGCAGTTTACGGAAAACGCAACCATGATTGACACCACTGTTTTATCAGACAGCGCACAAACATTTTCAGCGGGAACAACTAACTGGTCTGGATCAGCAGAGTGTTTTTTAGATGAAACTGATACAGCGCAAACAGCACTTACAGTCGGCGCATCTGCAACCCTTAAATTTTATTTTGAAGGTGCAGATTCTGGCGATAAATACTATACAGGCACTGGTCTTGTAGAGTCAGTTGATCGCAGCGCTGCAATGGACGATATTGTTAGCGTAAGTTTTACATTTAGAGGCACTGGTGCATTGACACTAGCTACGGTGTAACAAATGAGTATTAAGGAGAACGCAAAATCCCAATTTAAGGACAAACTTTCTGGCGAGTTATTGTCAGTCGAAGTTCCAGAATGGGGCGATACCATTTATTACAAAGCTGCAATTAATGGCAAAAAGCAAGGTCAAATAATGAGCCTTTATGACAAAGGCAAAATTGTTGACAGTGTATGTATGTCACTCATTATGAGAGCGCTTGATAAAGATGGCAATGCAATATGGAGGCCAGCAGAGCTTCAAGAAATGCTGCGTGAATATGATATTGAAGTTGTATCAAGGGTTGTTGAGCAAATTGCAGATAACGAGTCAACGGTAGATGAAGCAAAAAAGCAATAAAGCAAGATCACGATCTGCACTTTTGTTTGCAGCTGGGCGAAGCGTTACACAAGTCGCTCGAAGAGGTAATGGAGTTGTCAACGACAGAACTTGTCGCATGGGCAGCTTACTTTGACATAAAAAGGAACAGTAAACATGGCTAATGCCGCAACAGCTAAGTATGTAATACGATTAGAAGATAAAACCAAACGCGCTTTTAAAGCGATTGGCAGATCTTTAAAATCCGTTACAAAAGCTATTTTTTCAATGAAAACTGGCTTTATAACTGCTGCGGGTATAGCGGGTATTGGCTTCTTTGTTAAAAAGTCAATGGATGCTACTGATGAAATGGCCAAAATGTCTAGAGCAATTGGCGTTAGTGTTGAAGAGCTGCAAAAACTTAGACATGCTGCATCACTTGGCGGGCTA